AGACCTATGTACGCCGCGATGACTACCGGGTGGACATGGCTGAACTACGGGATATGTTCAATCGAATCATGCTCAAGCTGGACGAGAAGGCAGACAAGTGAGCTTCTTCAATGCCATAGGGCCGATTGCCGATCTGGGCAGAACGTGGATCGAAGGCAAGGTTGCCAAGACTAAAGCAAAGGCTGAGGCTGAGGCTGCGGTAATGATCAACCAATCGAAGAGTGCGGCTGATTGGGAAACCGCTATGGCTAGGGCTAGCAATACTAGTTGGAAAGACGAGTGGATCACCATTCTGTTTTCCATCCCATTGGTTCTAGCATTCGTACCCTCGGCTGTACCGTATGTGCGTGAGGGCTTCGCAGTTCTAGCGACCATGCCGCAGTGGTACCAGTACGGGTTGTCCGTAATCATCGCTGCATCCTTCGGTGTGAGGGGCGCGATAGGAATAATGAACAAGGTCAAGAAGTGATGGACTATCTCTACTTCAAGCGTGAAGACTTCGACTGCCAAGAGACCGGCGAGAATGAGATGGACTCGGAGTTTATACGCAGGGTCGATGAGCTACGCTCTGCTGTTGGTAGGCCGCTGTACATCACGTCTGGATACCGCTCTCCCCGTCATAGTTTAGAAGTGAAGAAGTCAAAGCCTGGCACTCATGCACAGGGTATTGCTTGTGACATCGCAGTAGCTAACGGCGTGGAACGTAGGCAGTTAGTGAAGCAGGCGTTTTACCTTGGATTCCGAGGCATAGGCGTAGCCAAGACATTCGTTCACGTTGATATGCGCGAGACAGAACCTGTGTTATGGGTTTACTAAGGAATGGTTCTTGAGCTAGGGGCTATCATCAGTGGCCTTAACATGGCCGCCTCTGCTCTAAACAAAACGGCTCAAGCAACTCAAGACCTCAGCCAGATCAGTGGCTACCTATCCGCACTAGCCGAGGGTCAGCACGATCTACAAAGACTACAAAACACCAAGACACTCAGCGCAGCCGATGCTGTCAAAGCGCAGTTAGCAAAGAAGGAAGCTGACGATGCGTTGGCACAAGTGCGCGAGGCATTCCTTTATTCGGGCAACGGTCAGTTGTGGGACGATGCGATGAAGGCAATGGCCGAGGCTCGCAAGGCTAGGGCTGCTGAGATCCGCCAGTTGGAGTTGGCTAGAAAGCGCAGGAAGAAAGAGCTAACCCAGCTAGCCATTGTCATCGCTGTCTCTGTTGGCCTCATCCCCATCGCTATCATGCTCGCTATCTGGCTGATCTTCCAGATATGAAGCCGCTGCTCGGGAGTGTGGTTTGCGTGGCAGCTATGATCGCCGGTATCTTCGTGGCTGTCTGGTTCGCCTCGATATTGTTTTAGGCTAGGTTCGTCGGCGCAGGCCACGATGTCCGCTTAACCAGCAGGTGAATCTTGTAGCGTGTCACCTTCAGTTCGTCCGCAATCCACCGAGTGGTTTTCCCTTGGCGTTGCCATTCCCAGATCTGCCGCTTGGTAGCCTCACTAAACGGGGCGCTGACGTTGGCTAACCTGTAGTCAAGGTACTCACGCTGCAGTCTTTCCTGCGCTTTGATGGCTTTATAGAACAAGTCTACCGGCTCGTCTTGAAGTTCGTGTGGCGGTCGTGACATTTTTTGCAACGGCGTTGGCTACCTTTCGTCATTTCTGCTGTGGGGAATAGGTTCTTACAGTTCAGGCAGACGTTCAAGTCGCGTGGCACGTTCGATGGTAACTGCTGGATCTCACCACCGTTGGCTAGGAATTCTTTGAGTGCGTCGTTCATCGGTTTTCCTTTTGGACAATGGCAAAGCCTACGTTTCCTAGCTTAGATTTAATGGGGAACTGCGGGCCGAGCATGTCATCAACCCGGTCAACCTCCTGTTTAATCCACGACGGGAGAGGGTCAGGACACGGCACTGGCTTACCGTTGTACTCCACGCCATGCTTGTGCTCGAGGTAGCGCGTAGCTATTTCTTCGCTCATGCTAGTTTTATTGGTCTTGCCCTCGCCTCCCTCCGTCTTGCTCGTCGATAGCTTGTTGAGCTTCTTGCGAATGTCGGCGGGTGATGGGAACGTCGATTGCTCCTCAGTCAACTGACCTAGGGCTTCGGTCATCATCGTGACACTCTCCCGCGAAAACGCTTGGTAATGAACCTTCCCAAGCTCAGGCCAATCTCTTTGCTTAAACGGGTGAAGGGCAAACCATTGCCCGTAGAGTGCTGTGAATTCGTGCTTATCCATATTGTTCCTTGGTTAAGTGCGCCAGTCGATGGTGTTAATGTGTGAATCAATGCGGGCACAAGCACACCATCTAATTCTCGTATCCCTTACGGGAGGCTGACGCTGGCGCTCGCCTGCCCGGAAAGTTTCCCGCCACACAATATTTTCAGAAAGGTATGTCCTCGTCCAGACTCTCGAATGGATTAGACTGCGCTGGCTGCGACGGTCGCGCTCGGTTCGGGTCTGGCTTCCAAGTATCTACCTCGGCGTACCACTTACCCGACTTAGCCTCCTTTACCTGCAAGTTGATCCATTCCTCCGACTGGCCTTGCAGCCAAGCCATGACTTCCTGCCGCTTTATGCTGAGTCCAAACTTAACGAAGTCGGGAGCCTTGTCGCTTGGTGGCTTCACATACAAGCCCTGCGCGAATACTTTATCTGTCATACAAACCTCAAAATAATGGTGGTGAGTGCGGCGGTGCCTGCCGCGATGGATGCGATCATAATAATCGCTGTTGAGTCTAACTGTGTAAGTCCCTCAGAAGGGGGTAATTCTGCGCTCTCAGGCGTTTCCTCCACAGTGGGAGGGGTTGGTAAAGGGTCAGAGAAAATCACGTCCTCGTGCCCCACAACCACAAATTTCTTCGGGTTGTGTTCTGATCGCACAAGCTGATTCCGCTGCACCATATTACTGAGGGTTTTCTTCACTTGGTCTTTCGACATCCGAACACTGCGTTCCCGCAAGCGCGAGTGGATGCCGTTATAGGCGAGTGGCCCGTGGGCCTTGACGATTAAATAGATCTCCTTCGAGAATCCATGTTTAGGTTTCATTGCTGGTTCTCCTTCACAGTTTTATTGATGTATCTTCGGGTCTGGCTACCAAGCAGTGACCACGTCGCAACGGTTCGTTCCTGATCGGTCACAAGGCTGGCCCAGATCTCTAGGATTTTTGCGTTGTTCTCGCTCTGTACTGCCTGCGCGAGTTCGTTTGCCAACAGCTTGTCGGCTTCGTTTGGTACGGTGGCCGGATCTTCTGACTGAACGTCAGCCATAACGCCACGGCGCTTGTCGAATTGCTCGGGTGTCATGCGCGAGTCCGAGTACAGATACCGAGCGATACCGAAGGACACAGCGGCGCGTTTGAATGCGTCACTGAACCCGCCTTTGTCGCCTTCGATTGAGGTCTCACCGGCACCGTCTGACTTGGCGATCCACTCCCCGTCTATTTTCACAGAGAGGGTGCAACAGTAGTTGCCACACACTTCCGAGAAATGTGTCTGCCAGTTCTCAGTACCGACAACTTCGTCCAAACGGTTCTGGACTTGGCGGGCATCAACGTAGGACAGCATCTTGCCGCCCGGCCCTTTACGTTCTTTCACTTCTCCCTTAGCCCACGGCCTACTGAGCGCGTGGTAAATTTCACTTGCAGTTGATTGCATTCATCAGCTCCTTGACCTTTTCTCTAATGAAGGTTTGTCGTTCAAAAGTGCCGTAAGGCATCTCACAGTTGCGGATCTCGTCAACGATCCGCGCACTATCAATTACTTTTTCGGCTGACTTAGTAAGTTCAGCCAGAGGGTCTGACCCAAACAGATGGGCTAGCGGCTTTGCCACCAACTCATCGTCCGGCCCAAGATCGTCCTCAAACATTTCTGATTTGACTCTGCTCATTACAGCACCTCCGTCACGACACCGATCACTCGACGGCGTTCGATGATGAAGTATTGACCGGCTGGGTTGCCGTTCAGAACGTCGGCATCTTCCAGCCCACCCTGAACGTCGGACTCCTCGCCGTTGTGTGGGTGTTGCTTCACTTCGAGGTCGCACTCGTTGACAAGCAAGTCAACAAGCCGATCCATCTCATCGCGGGTGTCAGCGATCAAGCCGCTGTCGAACGACAGGTACTCATCCATGCCGAACCAGTGAAGGTTGAACTGCGTGTCGTTGTCATCCACTTCGTCCATCTCGTGAACGTGATCATCGTCACCCCACATCCGTTGGAAGTTAGGATCGGCTGAGATAGGTCTGTCTGGTACGTCGTACATGTTGGTTCCTCTGTTGTTGAAGCGTTATTAAACATGAACCTTTTAAGCATATCAAGCTTTTAATCGAATTATTTTTAGTGTACTGTTGGCAGTCAACAGGAGATATGAAATGAATCCAGAAGTATTTGAAAGGTTAAGAGTGAAGGCTGGCGGTGTGAGCGCGTTGGCTCGGGCCATGCACACATATCCACAGCAGATTCAACATTGGCGGCGTAGTGGGGTACCATCTATACACGTTGTTAGGCTTTGCCGGGTTTCCGATGGCGAGGTGAAGCCACATGATTTGAGGCCGGACATCTTCTTGGAAGATTGGACGGTATAGTTTGCGGTCGGCCCTCTTCCTCTCCTCCTCCCCTGTTGTTGGGGGTCGGCCCTTTTTTTTTGCTCCACTTCGGTGGCAGAGGCGCGAAAGCGTGCGGGTGGTTGACCCGTTGAGCACAACGACCAAAGACAATTTGCTAGA